ATGCGTGTCATTCCCTACCTGCGTTGGTCGAGCGAGAAGCAAACATCGGGCTCGACGATCCCCCGCCAGACCGGAACCATCACCCGCTATGCGGCGGAAAAGGGGTGGACGCTGCCACCGGAAAATGAGTGGCTACGCGACGAAGGCGTGTCAGGATTCAAGGGTCACAATCTCGCACCAACGGGTGAGTTGGGGAAGTTTACCGACAAGATTTGTCGCGAAGGTGGACGCGATATCATTCTGCTCGTCGAGCAACTTGACCGCCTATCGCGAAAGTCTCCCGGAGAAGTCCTTGAATGGTTCTTCAAGGTCACCAACGCGGGTCTAACGGTAGTCCTATGCGACAATAAGATGATCGTAGACCAAGCGTCGATGCGGAACCAAGGGGACCAGCTACGCGCGCTCTTGGACGATTCCGAACGCGCCAACACCGAAATGACCCGCAAGGTAGTCCTGCTGCAACAAGCTTGGGCATCGATCCGTGATGGTATGAATGTCTATGTTGAGCGCCCCGGAACCGCCATAGGGGTGGACTATCTGGCGAGCGTATCAACCCCGATCGACACCGGAATTGATATCACGGTCAAGACGCGCCGCTCTACCGATACCTATGAGCTATCGACGCTCGCGGTAGGGTTCACACCAATCGTTGGTGACTTTCTTCAAGAGAAGACTTTGTTGGGTCGCGTCGCTCGCAAGGTTCACACTTCCTCGACATGTCCGGCGTGGTTGTCGCTTTCGCCATGCCGTAGGTTCTTCGAACCCATCCCCGACAAGGTTGCAGTCGTGCAACGCATCTTCGAGCTTTACGCCAGCGGTGTAGCCAAGGTCGCTATCACGCGCATCTTGAACGGCGACGGTGTGCCGCCCTTCCGTGGTGGCGATGGCTGGGGACCGTCGAGCGTGAAAGCGTTGATCGATAGTCGCGCGGTCATCGGGGAATATCAGCACAAGTCGAGGGCGCAGGATCGCACCTTTGGTGACCCGATCCCTGATTACTTCCCTCAAATTATTTCGAACGAACTTTGGCAAGCTGCGCACGCGCCAAGATCGGGTCACAATCGCGAAGGTCGCGGGCGATCGATCCTCGTGCGAAACTTGTTTGCGGATATCGCTGTCTGTCAGCACTGCAACGCAAAGATGTATTTTCAGCGCAAGCCCCGCAAGAAAACCGGAGTGGATGACGCATACCTACAATGCAGCAATTATTTCATGAACAAGACCAACGTCGATGGTTTGCCTCGATGTGAAGAAAAGATGATGTGGCACTACCGCCCTATCTTAAAGACACTGCTCGACAAGCTGCTATCATCGGCACTCGATGACCAGCATTTTAGCAACGATGCCGAGATAGCCGCTCTTAATTCGCTCATTGCTGACCATCGCCGGGTCATAGAAGACTTTGGAACGCAACTCGATAACATGGCTGAAAACATGGCGGGTAGTTTGAGTGAGCGCCTACGGCGTCGCTTCGATGCGCTTGAGAAAGAGGAAGCGGACGCGAAAGCCGCGTTGGTCGAACTCGAAAAAGAGATGGAAATTGCACGCGGCAAGGTGGACCCGGCAATTCATGTCAAACGCGTGGCGGCAATCCGGGCTGAAATCGATCAAGACAATGATGATGGTCTTAAGGCGCGCATCACGATCAAGAATGCGCTTAACGGTCTGATAGCGAAGATGCGGTTCGATGCAGATTTGGGGTTCGTGAACATCGACCTCATTGCATCGCAGCGCTATTTTGCGATCGAATTTACCGGTGAACCCGGACCAGATATCGATTTGAAAGGTCGCGAGCCAACCGATGCCGAAAAACCGTTCTTGGATGCCTACAGGCGTCGCAGAGCCAAGGCTTAACACAGGACGGAGAATCGCCATCAGTCGACCCGACGCGATTGATCACGCTCTCGTTAGACTTTGGGGTGACTCACTTTTGCGGCGACCTGATTGTTAGACGCAATCACTTTAACTCTCGATCTTGGTAACATTCGAAGCCACTGCGTGTTTCAGCGCAGTTGGGGTCCTCCTGCCCCCCTTCAACCTTCGTTTGCGATAACTCGATAGCTTTTAGACCGACAAACAGCGCGGCAAGGACAGCCAAAGCGAAGGCAAGGTTTATTAAGATCGACTTCCACGATCCCCCTGCCCTACGCATGGCAATCGCGGCAAGGATCACCAAGCCGACACACATAGACGAAAGTAATAAGAACACCCGGTATCCCCGCAAAAGGTCGAATTCCACGGCTGTCTAAATACCATCATGAAATGGTATGACGAAGCACAGAGACTTGTAGGGACCCGCGAAATTGTAGGCCCCCGCCATAACCCGACGATCCTCGCGTGGGCAAAGACTCTTGGCGCAAAAATGCTGGGTATCAGCATTACCGACGACGAGACCCCGTGGTGCGGCCTGTTCGTGGCACACTGCATGACGCAGGCGGACATCGCGCCTCCCAAGATAGCCGTCCGGGCAAGCTCGTGGCAGGATTGGGGATCGAACTTGCGCGCCGATCGCCTCTCACCCGGCGCTGTGCTGGTGTTCAAGCGTCCGGGTGGCGGTCATGTCGGGCTCTACGCTGGTGAGGATGCGACCACCTACCATGTCCTTGGCGGCAACCAGTCCAACATGGTCTCCATCACCCGCATAGCCAAGGATCGCTGTCTCGCGCGTCGCTGGCCCACTGGCGTCCCGGTGATCGATGGCCCAGTCTGGGTAGACACCAAAGGGTCGATCTCGAAAAACGAGGACTAATACCGATCTACCCTAGTGATCCCTTATCGTATTTGCAGCCTCACATTTCGATGCCGAAGCATGCCCGTATCGCAACGGTCGCCTTGCCGCATAAGGTGACGCCGAGGCCAATTGCACAGTGAACTGATCCATGCTGTAACCACGAGATAGCGAGTGTGGGCACACCACAGTCCACGGGGGGTGGTATGTCAAAATCGGTGCGAATGGTTGCGTTAGCGTGTTGTCTTACACTGGGGGCATGCGGTCCAAGCACGATAGATGAGACATCAAATCCTTCTGCGGAGTTGAACGACACTGCGGTGATAGAGCCGGTATCGTCAGCGACAGCGGAGCAAACTTTGGCCTTTTTAAAACAAGGCGATGCGCATGCCTGTAGCACCCAAGCGGTAAAGGACACGCTGACATCAATGTCCTTCCCCGAACAACCCGACAATTTGCGGGCAAGTGACTGGCAAGAATACACCTCAAAAGTCACCGTAGATTTATCGATGATTACCTTGTCGGGTATTAATAAAGATTCGTCCTCGGTTGAATGCAACGCACATGCTACAGTCGAAGGCGGCTTACCTCGCGAAATAGATGTTTCCTACACGGTAAGCCCTGATCTCAATGATGATACAAATTATGTTGTTCGCGCCGGTATTGGGCCGCTCCAACAGTCCGTGAATCACGCTGTAACAAATGCAATCAGGCCGCTGCTCGAACAAATTGCACGAGACGAAGCGGAAGAAGCTCGCGTGCAAGCCGAAGAAGTAGATTCCGATAATTTAACATCCAGTGATGCGGTCCTAAACATGTGACGGCAGCGAACCGTATTGCTGAACCGGCCTTCATCTCACTCATGGCAAACGCCGCGAGCTACCGATCACAAAGGAAGCGTAAGCTGCTCGCTATTGGCATCAGGTCGATACAGAGCCCCGTAGAGATGCTCTGCCACTTCGCGGCGCGCCTCATTCCTTAATCGCTCTTGAGGCACTGTGAGGGCCACCAGCGCCCATCCGGGGGCATCAGCGATGGCATCCGCGATAGCGCTTGGCGTGATCATCATTAGTCGTGTCTCCGTCCTGCCCAATCATTTAGAACAGAACGGGAACACGGATCAAGAGGCTATGGTTCCTCACAGCCAATAGGAATACGAATGGAAGCCAAGCTCGATTTCGTAAGTGAGCACGATAAGCCCTTGGGTCCCTTGCTGACGGCCAACCTCAAAGGCGCGACTACCGCCACCACCTGCGCCATACCCGCCACCATTGCCGCCAACGCCCGAACCGGACGATGAACCACCGCCACCGCCCGGACCTGCGGTCTCACCTGTTAAGGTCGAAATCCAGATGGTGTCTTGTGAGCCGTCTGCCCCTCGAAAGTAGACAGCGGACGCGGTTCCATTACCGCCACCGCCACCGCCCCCATCAACGCCAACACCAGCCGCCGATGTCGGGCTTACTGCTGCTGCACCGCCACCATATCCAAATCGGTTGTTGCCGCCCGTATAGCCCTGTGAGTCACCACCACCATTGGCACCACCGCCACCCCCGCCACCGACAAGGACATTACCACCCGGTCCATTAGGACCAGCCGCGCCACCGCCACCAAGGCGTCCCGCGACACTATAGCCGCCACCAAATCCGCCATCGCCCGCAAGATACGCGCCACCGGCATTCGTCCCGCCACCGTTGGTGTTGATGCCACTATAAGCCGCCACCAACTGCGCATTGCCAAAGTATGTTATGGTTCGAGCGGCATTGAATGCCACTACACCGGAAACATAATACTCAAGGACATCGCCGGGATTGACCGGGAACGATTGAAGATATGCAAAACCACCGCCCGATCCGCCTTTCGAGGTCGATGAGTTAGTTCCGTTATTACCGTTTGCGCCCGCCCCCAGAATATCAACACGAAGGTTCGTGACACCGGCTGGCACGATCCAATTCGATATTTGATTAGGCGTACTAAGAAATTCGACGACCTTGGTCACAGGCGGACCACCAACGAACCTTGAAGCCCGGTAAAGGTGTTGTCTGCCGCGCCCATGTAGAATGACAGACGGTCATTGATCGCAAGGCTTGCAGATGCGATCGAGAGCACGCCTGTCGTTGCACCCGCCGCAAACGAAACCGTTCCGGCATTCGCTCCATTACGCTTGATCGTGACAACCACGGAAGCTGTCGGAGCGGTGTCTACAATGAACGAACTTGCGCTGACATCGATCTGACCGGCTTGCGAAACTCTACCGCTACCGATCAACGCACTGGCTGGCGGCTTACCACTGACAACGATTTCGAGACTGCGGACATAACTATCTTTCGACAGCTTTGACGAAACATCCGACAGGGACGCTGCGTCGATATTTGAACGCGCTACTGTTCGTTCTGTTACCGTGAGAGCCTGCGCGGCATCCACCCGAACACGACGACCAAGCGCCGTGGTCATCGTCATCGCAAATTCTGGATCGTTGTTTAGAGCCGCTGCCACCTCGTTGAACGCGTTGAGCGCTTCGGGAGCAAGGCTTCGAATTTCGGTGACAGAGGCGGTAAGCGCGTCAACGCGCGTCCCGATCGAGTTGAGAACAGCCGGGTCACTATCGATACCGCGTTCACCCTGTGGTCCCGTAGGACCCTGTGCCCCCTGTGGTCCGGTAAGACCCTGAACACCCGGTGGTCCGGTATAACCCTGCTCGCCGGGTTCACCGCGCTCGCCCTGCGGTCCCGTAGCGCCTTGTGGCCCTGCAACGCCCTGCGAGCCTCGTGGACCAGCGACGCCCTGCGGCCCCGTAGCGCCCTGCGGTCCGCGCTCGCCCTGTGGACCAGCGATACCAGCCTCACCCTTCGCCCCCTGCGGACCAGACGCCCCCGGTGTGGAGAGGGGAACGCCGCTCACAACGAGAGTTGTAGCAATGGGCGTACTGACCAGAATGAGACCATCGTTCATGACGGTGCCCCCTTGTAACCGGTGCGCCGAATAGAACCTGCGCCAATAACGGACGGTAGATCGCCAGATTCATCTACGATCGCGTAGGCACTGGCGATTGTCGGGATGTTTTCGACTTCCTCCCGCGTGAGGATGAGACGCATCGACAGCAAGTCGACATTATCGCCCATCAAACGCTTGCGCAGCTTCGCTGCGGGAATCTCGAAGTAGATTACCCCATGGGAGATATCGAGTTGAGTGCCTTCAACGACGCGTTGAATAAGTGCGGTGTATCCACTGCGCCCGTGTATTTCGATAATATTCATATCGGTATTTATTCAGCTACATGAAACTGCTACCGAACATACCGATAGGCTTACTCCGTTGGACGCGCCAAAGACATGCCTGCGATATTCTTCAACCATGGCAAGGTCGCGGTCACAAGACCGGATACAGCCTGCGCAGGCCAATCATCCGCATTGTAGTGCTTCTTCATAGCGACAAGAGCCGCTTCAACTTCGATGAACGCATCAGAGTTGATAAGATCAACCAGCGGCTTCATATATTCGACACGCTGTGCGCGGTCCGCTTCCATTCGAGCAAGATCATCAGCGGCAACCATGCGGCGAGCTTCGGCAATTTCTTCCGGGGTAGGTGTGTTAGTGTTTTCCATGTGGATATTTATCTATCCACATTAATATGTGAGGTATCGGTCGAGCCTTATTGCTCGACCGATATGATGCCCAAACCCTGCGAAAGATTCGTTGCCATGATATTTCGCCCGACGACTTGAGCGAAGTATGAAGATGACGAACCACCTGTGTTGTCGGTGTAGGTAATCGAACCGCCGATGCCATCGTTCATATACCCCGGCTCATACTGCCCAGCGCCCGGACTACAACTATGCGAACCGTTGAAGGTCTGTTCCGACAGGAGCGTTCCCGATGCGTTAGTCCCTCGATACAGACGGACCGTGGCATAAGGCGTGTAATGCGTCGGGCACTGGTTGATAACTTGTGACGACGACGAAGCGGAATAACTCACAGTCACAACACGCGACTTACCGTTCGATCCGAAGTTGCCTGTGGTGACATTTGTATCAAGTGCCTGCGATGTAGTCTGAACAGCATTCTTCAGCACACCAGCCGACAGCGAGCCACCAAAGTATGCGCTACCGTTGGTTTTTAGATAATACTGCGCATTAGCTTCGGAACATGACGAAATCGCCATGTTAGGTCCAAACCATTCGATGAATTGGTTCGCAGTTCCGAACCCGGTTCCCTGAACCTTCATGTAAGCACCGTTAGTGCTGACAATCCGACCCGCGCCCATGTAAAGATCGCCAGCGATCGTGACATTGCCATTCTGCACCGACAAGGTTGGGGAAAGAACGCCACCAGCCGAATTGATCAAACGGATTTGCGAGGCGGCAAGATCGATGTTCGAGCTACCGGTCTGGCCATCAGCGCGAAGCGAGACAATGGCGCGACCGTCGCCAGCAATGGCTTCCGTTTGCATCCAAGCCGCATTCTTGCCGTTCAACACCGCGATGGCACCAGACTGCGTAGATACGCGTGCATTAATATCCGCAACCTTACCGGACTGCGTTTCAGCCTGTGTAGCTCGACGAACGCCGACCCTGTGCCAAGTGATACGCTTCTCGTTACGCGCGCCAAAACCTGCCCACTGCGTCATCAAATAGATCATGCATGAACTGGTATTAGGGGGGAAGCGTGAACATCTGCGTGAAACGGTAGCGTGATCCAACTACACCATTGCCAGTAGGAGCATCTGGCGAGACATCGGAACCAATAGCGGCAAAGCTGTTATAGCAATCGTTGGTGATTGAGCCGTAAGCATCAAAGCCACGGAACAAGACACCCGCGCCGGGGAACGATCCACCGTCGAGCGTGACTTCTGCATCGACGATATAAGTGCCAGACTTCAAGCTTGTGAAGCCATCGTCTGTGGCCAAGGTTGCCTGTAAGCCCGTCTCGGTGGCATTCGCGGCGGCATACTGTTGGAAGCCATAGCGCCCAACGATACCGGGTAATTTTGCGTTCGATGCATCACCCCAATTCGTCCAGTAGGACGGGATTGCCTGACCATCAGGCCACACCGAGAAAGTCGAACCCTTGTTAGCGAGACCCGACCCGACCGACGCGGATACCGTTGCGCTCGTTGTTGCAAGCGCTGCCTGCGTTGTCGCAACAGCCGCTTGCGAGCTTGCTACACCAGCCTGCGCAATTGCCGTGTCTCGTGCCGATTTCGATTCATCTCGATAGCCCGCCGATTGGTCGCGGTAGGTTGCCGAAAGATTAGCAGAATTCTGCGCGCTCGACGATTGAGCGGCAGCGGTTGCCGCCGATGCGTCGCGATCCCTGCCTGCGTCTCTGCCGCCTTCTCGCTCGTGACATCTTCAAGATACAGGTAGTTAATTTCCTGCGTCCCCGCCACCGGCTGCGGTGAAGGATAATTCAGATATGCGATTAGCTGAACATAGACGGTGCCAGTGACGAAGAAACCAGCATGACCGTAGACGGGTGCTGTTCCGGATTCGCCTGTAATATCATTCACAGCGGGTTGGACACTACCCGGCGGCATCGTTGGCCCTTGGGCACCCCAAGTGAATTGGGGCATGTAGATATTGCCAAGGAAGTTCATGTTATTGTCGAGACAAGTGATACCGACATACACCGTTGCCGGGTTTGGCCCATGGTTCACAAGCATACTTGATAGGCGATACTTGCGGGTGGTATCTACCCGGATAGGCTTCGCCGATGACATCGAGCCATAGCTGTTGACAGCTTGGAAGCCCGGACCACGATAGTAATTGGGTGCCCAGACCATGTTTGAGGTTGCCGACCAACCTTCCGGACCGGTCTCAAAGCTTCCATTTGGTGTTAGTCCACGAGTAGCGGAAAACGCAGCCGTGAGCTTCGAGGAAAGCGCCGCCGCCGATGCGTGGGCACCCGCTGTTGCCGCCGATCCAGATGCAGCGGAAGCCGATCCAGATGCAGCACCGTTTGCCGCCTGCGCATCGAGCTTGGATTGATTTGCCGCCGCCGCGCTCTGCCCCGCTGCATCCGCTTTTGTAGATGCTGTGGAAGCCGAAACTACCGAAGCTGCTGCGCTACCCGCCGATGCCACTTCACTTGTGATGTCGTCGAGGCTGAAGTCTGCAAGCTTGAACTGTTCCGTTCCAACAGCGCAAATGAAGCGCGCCAGACCACGCATCCGAACCGCACCTCTTTCGATAAGGTAGCTATCAGCAACTTCATAAGTGTGTGACTCGTAGCCGTTTTCTGCTCCCCATCCTTTTCCACCACTGACAAGCGACACCTGTTTGCCCGGTGTTTCGACAGGGACACCATCGGCTCTCATGCCAATGAAGTAAATGAAGCCCGTAACGGTGTAATTGCCCGCTGCGAAAAGAACCTGCCAACGCATCGTAAGACGCCGTGTGCGACCTTCAACCAAGGCGACTGAACCACGAGGTGCAATATCGAGTTGACCGGGCGAACCGGTGCCCGCCATTGTGACGGTCGACGCACCTTTATCGAAGGTGTAATTTGCGCCAAAGTATGACGGGCGCGTTTCAGCACCGCCGTAATCTACGGACCAAAAATCACCACCCTGCGTGAAGCTCGATGGAATCGTGCTTATCGCTGCCGACAGTGCCGCTGCGCTGCTCGTTGCAGACAATGTGGCGTTGCTTGATGCCGTGTTAGCCGACCCCTTCGCGTTGTTCTCGCTGGTCGCTGCATTGCTGGCGCTAACGGAAGCTTCACCAGCCTTCGTCAGAGCGTTAGCCGCACTCGTGTTCGCTGCCGACGCGCTCTGTCCTGCGCTATCGGACTTCGTTGCAGCGATCGAAGCCGATCCTGCTGCCGCTACCGCGCTATCGTTAGCCGCAAGCTTGCTGTCGACATCTTCAAGATAGACCGATGCGACTTCGGTAGGCGTTCCACTGGCGCGAAACATGGCCCGCATGAACGCGGTATTTGCGGGCCATTTGACCGATCCACCTCGACCATCGCTGCTGATTACCGCACTAATTTCTACCCAGCCTGCCGCTACCGTTGTAGATGCGAGTTGGTTCGCCAATAGCGTGTTGTCCGCCAAAAGCTGTCCTTCGGCGTTCCAGTAAGTGATATAAAGGCTGTGCCCGTTTGGCTGCGGGCCATCTAGGACAAGACGAAAACGCACGGACGCTCGATACCGCTTCGACGGTTCAATGCGCGTTGGCTCAACCGGGTGAACATGAATTCCCGAGTTAAGACGCAACACAGAATTGGTGTAGCTGAAATCACCAATTGAGGTCGCAGGTAGGCGCGTTGTCGGGTAGAAATTGTTGTAATCGTTGTATGACCAGAGCGATGGTGCCGCACCGGGCGAGCGGTTGGCGTTTGCAACATTGGCTGCACCATCGGCGGCTGCGCGAGAGCTTACACCAGCCTGCAAGGTAGCGGTCGATGCACTCTGCCCCGCGCTATTGCTGCTCGTTGCGGCATTGCTTGCGCTTACCGATGCTTCGCCAGCCTTGGTGGTGGCAATCTGCGCCTTGCCGTCAGCTATCGTGGCGCTCTGCCCCGATGCATCAGCTTTCTGTGTGGCGATCGTAGCCTGCCCACTCGCGGTGGTGGCAAAGCCGCCAGCATCAGTGGCCGATACAGCCGCCGCGATGGCTTTCGCTCGCGCATCGTCCTTTGCAAGGTTTGCAGCATCGCGTGCCGCCTGCGACTGGTCCTTGGCAATTTTGGCGTTGTCTTCGCTAATCTTCGCCGCATTCTGCGACGCCAATGCGGCATCGCGCGCGGCACTCGCACTAACGGTGTCGCCAAAGGTTTCTTGAAGATCGCTTATATCGACCAGAATGTCCTTCACCGGAATGATCTGGCCAGCGTTATTCTTCAGCGCGTCTACCGCTGTCTGTGCATTACCCTTCGCGTCGTCAATGTCCTCAAGGACATCAGGAACCGGCTTATCACCAACGTTGTCCACTCGGGTGCACCGACTGTCGCGCCGTCTTCCGGTTTACCCGGACCGTCTACGATCGTCTGCCAATCGACCTTCATGTCACCAGCCGTCGCGCCAAGAATTAGGCGTTCGCCAATGACATTGAGGTTCGTGCGATAGCTTACCGCAACTTCATACGCGGTTCCGGTGGTGACCGATGTTAGCTCGACACGGTTGGTGGTGCGCGGATACTCACCCCCGTTCAACCATTCCGACGATCCAAGTGGACGATACTCGAAGATGACCGTAGCCGCGTTGGGATCGTCCGCAGCGCCGGTAACGACGATCGCCGGGAGCGTGACCGTATCGTTCTTGATCGCCGTCGCAGTGATTGCCCAAGCGGTCGAGGCAGGCGCTTCGGGATTGGAGGGATCGTAACCGTCGAGCTTCGGTGACGGTGGCGCAACCTGTGTCTGACCAAGCGCATAGGCGTGCTTGGCGTCCGTCTCGCTCTTGAGCGTCAGGGTCACGGACAAGTCAGAAGGATTGAACTCGCGTCCCGCCACTGTGCACTTGGTCGAGCTTGCCGCGATTTGTGGCACATTGACCATGATCGCATCGCCAACGCGAGCCGCGATCAAACGCATCTTGGCGTTGACGGTGAATGTCAAAAACTCGCGCGAGTTAACAAGCTCATAGGCGGCAAGTTGATGCGCCTGCTTTGCCTGCTGAACCAACGGGAATTCGATTTCTACGGTCTTGGTTTCACCACCGTCTTCCGCAACATAGGTAGCGGCTGAAAGACGCTCGCCGGAAATAATTTCCCAATTCTGCGATTCTTCACGGTAACGCGGAATGATGGTGTTCTGTCGATCGCGCCACGATGTGGTAGAGCTAATCTCAACTTCGCCAATGATGTCTTCTTTGGTGAGCGTTAGGACCGCAGTCTTTGGGGCATTCACTGAACAGGCGATCTGCGCCCCGCGTGCGACCGGAACACCCGAGCCGCATGTGAGAAGCGATGCCAAAACAGAATACTTGTCATCACTGGTCGAGACGACACCGCCGACCTTCCAGCCGTTCGCATCAGCGACATTCGCGCCGTTGACGAAGGACGCTACATCAACTTCGCTCCAACGCGCACCAATGCCGTAGACACGCTTGCCATTCTCATAGCGGCCAAGCGTCCATTGCAGAGCCGCGAGGTAAGGGTTCTCATTGAAGGTCCAAGTTGCAGGCTGGTCCACGCGCTGCGCACCAGAGCCGCCCGGATAGGTCGAGTCTTTGCGGGGATCGTAGAGCTTGACGCCGTTAAGCGTCCAAAGGCTCGCAGGCAGACCTTGGGGGAATGCGTCTGTCTCATACTCAAAGCTCGTGATCGCATGGGCAAGGCCAGACATTGAACCAGCCGGGATCGGATACCCGGTAAGGCTCGCGGGCGTGGTATTCGCAGGGGCATTACCCGGCACCCAACGCTGGCGCAGTTTGCCCTTGTAGAGCTTCGATTTTCCCGAATAGCCACCGACATTGATACAGGTCGCAAGCATTGAGCTTGGACTGAAATTGAAGCCGATTGGATAATCACCGGCACGATAACTTTCGATGCCCTGAATAGGACCGCCAGCCGACAAGACGGTAACGATGCCGTAGAAGGCGTTCTTTTTGCCCCAAGTGCCACGCCATGTGATGTAACCACCCGATGCGGTGCGACCGAAAGCAATCGGTACGGGCGCTTGTGGATCAAGTTTTTGCTGTAGCTGTTGCCCCGCACTTTCGGGCTTTGGCGTCTTTCTCGCGAGATAGGCGACCGCCATCAAAGCGACGCCCGTAATCGTTAGGACCGCCGTCCAAGTGATCGCCAGACCAGCAACGACAAAGGCGGTGCCAAGGCCAACGGCTGTAGCAACGGAACCGGCTGCGAGGAACGCACCAGCGATGAGAGGGAGTGCCGCAGGCATTAGCCAACCCTCCAAGCGACAGTGCAAACCGAAACGGGACCAGCGCGCACAATCGCGGCTTCGTCACCAGCGGCGGCAAAGCCTACAATCTTGTCGGTGCCAACATGAACGCCAAGCGCAGTCCACTCTTTGCCTTCGCTTCCGCCGGGAAAGCCGACGACATCGCCAGTGAGCGCACTCGCTGGTGCGATGCGTTCGAACCCGAGCTTATCGAGAAAGTCTTCCATCGAAGACGCGCCAAGCTTCCGCATGACACGCTTCGCGCCAAGTTCGGTTGTGTAGTTACCGGCATCGCCAAGAGGAGTTTTGAAGCCAAGCGCTTCAAGATGGGAACCGACCATCTGACCGCAGTCAGAAGCCCCCCATACAAATACTGCATCTAGCCAATGATCGATAGTTTTCTGTGTGGCGTCCACCCGAGCGATAAGGTCCATGCCATATTTAGCAAACCCTTATCGATATTGGTTCATAGCCCCGCCCGATTGCACGCTTGCGTAACTAACTGCCGCCTTCGCAGGTGCCTCCATCCCCCAATAGACATCGGTAGTTGCATCGTAGGTGTAATCTAATCCGGTCTCGTTTGGCCAAATCGAACGATGCCACTCGCCATTAAGCCGCTGCCCTTCTTCGGCAGTGAACAATCTGTCGAATGCGCTGGTGGTGTCGATTTCAGCCGTCATCGCATTAGCCGAGATGCTTACCTTCACGGTGTCGAGCTTGCCGTTCCAGAGAAGTTCGGGAACGCCAATCACGGTCCCGGTATCGTCATTGTAGAGCCCCCACCACGCGTAGACCTTCGATCCCTGCTGTAGGGGGTCATTAAGCGTGCCCAGAGCCTGTTCGCTTGGCGGCATAAGCGTGCACGAGAAACGCGGCGCTTCATCTGCTACGCGCTCTGCCACGGAGTTAGCGGCACCCAAGGAACCGAATGTGTTGTCATAGCCGGTGAAGGTTACAGACGATCCATTGACCGGGAAGGTGACGACACCGCTACCGTCGATAAGATTGATTATGGGACCGCTCAATAGCTCGATACGGACCGCGACAAAGGCGCGAAGATGCGGAGCCGTCGAGGCGGATAGAAGAACGCTATCCATTATTGGCTCTCATTCACTTTGAATGACAGGCCAAGGTTTTCCGCAAGGCCCACGGTGAAGCTCTGCTCGCTTCCTTCAAGGAAGCCTTCGATCATCGGTGCGGCAAACTCCAAAACTTCGCCGCCCTTCAACGCAACTTTAAGCGATGGCTGAAAGCTTATGGTGTTGCCGCTTATCGTGGTGATCTGGTGGAGGTATCGAACGCCATTCGACACCAGACTGAAAAACTGCCCCTCGACCTTGCCCGTAGGCGAACCGGTAAAGGTGAGCGTCTTGCCCGCGCCGGAAGTTACCGCGACATCGGTCTGTCCGCGAAGATCGATGCCCGATAAGATGATTGGAACAAGCACCTTCGCGGATAGACCTTGCAGCAAGCGCGCGATTAATGGTCGCGCCTGCGATGACCTCATTGGGCGCATATCGACGCTATAAGACCATTTGTCGCCAAGTCTGGCCACGCGTTGGGTAGGACCGCCCAAATATGGGTTTTGATCGATCGCAGACGATTTGAGCGAAATGGTAGTAGACGAGCCTACCGGAAATGTTGGGATAGCGATTGCCATCCCATATTTAGCTCATCGCCTCATAAGCGTGTTATTGTTGCGTTTCGATATGTTTTGCTGCGTGATCTTATTGGATGCGGTGACCGCCCCAACATTGGCTTCCTGAATCCAACCCTTTACCGTGCTGGTGAGAACTGCATCATTAGCGTGAACATTGGTGGTGATGTTCGTCACAGAGTTAGACGGACCGCCATTCGACGGCGCGGTAAACGCATTCCGTAGAAGATTGTTTGGCACCACCTGTGCGCCACGCGGCATGCCCACCAGTTCTGGTCCGTTCTCACCAACCAGCGACAAGCCCCCGCCGAAGAAGTCCGTCCCCTTCGCGTTTCGAGCGATACCAAGGCTTGCCTTGCCCAAGCCCTTCATACCAAACGCCGCACCGATCGCCTCGAAGATCGCAAAGCGAACAGCCATCTGAATAAGCTGCGCGATTACCGCCTTGGCCATCTCACCAAAGGCTTCTTCGAACGACTTAGCGCCCATGATCGCATCGGTTAGACCGTTGGTGAGCGTGTCGATTCCGTTCTTGGCGATATTGCCAAGCTGTTCATTCATCGATCCGAACGACTGCGCATAATCGTCAAGCTGGCCTTTGACCGTGTTTGGCGTATCGTTCTTCTGATCGCGCTCCAAATCGCCCTTCTCATTGCGCTTGACGGTATCACGATTCTTCTGTGCAGCGAGGCGAAGGCGGTCGACTTCCTCGCGCGTATAGCCTTCACGCAGACGATCCAGCGCAAGAATGTCCTGTGCAACCTTAAAGGCTTCGTCTTCTGCCTGCTGTCGCTTCTCCAAGGCTTGGCGCTGATACATCGCGCGCTTGCGAAGGTCTTTGGTTTCATCCGCCAGACCGTTGAGGTGGTCGGCTTCCAATCGCAGTTCTTCGGCGCGCAAATCGGTGACTTGCTGCGTAATGCGGTTCTGCTGGTCTGCGATATTGTTACCGTGCTCCAACATCGCGTTGGTGATGTTCTGCTGGTATGTCGTTTCAACGATAGCCGCCGCGCTGTCCGCTGCCGCCTTCGTGATCTCGCCTTTTGCCGCACGGCGATTGAGGTCTTCAACTTGATCGTCGCGTTCCGCTTTCAAGTTTTCCAAAGCGAACTTATGGCGCTCATCAAAAGTCTGCGCGCTTGCAGTCAGTGCAGCACGATAAGCCTTTTCAGCCTGCTCGATTGCCTGATTAGATGCGTCGGTATTGTCGGAAGGTTTGCTACTGCCGCCACCTCCCTTACCGCCCCCTGTCTTCGTTTCGGGAGCGCTTGCCGGTGCTGCGCCGTATTCTTCGAGCTTCAAACCACGGATGCGACCGACATTCTTTGCGCCTTCATAGGCGACACGGACGCCACGCGCCCAAGTCTGCCCCTCTTCGGATCGAAACGCACGCTCCCTCGCCGCCTGTCGCTGTTGCGCTGTCAGGGGCGTTGTTATCGCGGGAAGGCCCGGACCACTAAAGCTGGTGTTGCGGCGAAGCTCGCGCCCCTCTTCACGCGATACACGCTCGTCAAAGCGGAGGCGTGCCTTATCGCGGAGCTTCAGCCCTTCGGCTGCGTCCAAGCGCGCTTGCTGTAGCGCGAGCGCTTTGGCGGCTGCTGCCGCGAGGTAATATGCGTCCTTTAGCTTGTGCGCTTCGCCAGTCATGTTGGCGGTAGCGATTGCGGCTTGGTGTTCTGCCGTTGTCAGGTTGCCGGTTTCGACCCGCTTCTTCGACGCAGCCTTCTCCGCTTCCTGAAACGCGTTGTATTGCGCATCGATCTTCGAGGTTAGCGCGGATGTTTCGAGCCCAGCCTTCGCGCTGGTGACGCCGAGGTAGGCGATACTGGCGGCAATCGCCATGACGGCAATTCCGATAGGACCGCCAAAGAAAGCCAAGGCGGCACCAAGACCGCGCGCGGCTACCGTTGCCGTCGCACTGGCCGTGGAAACGCCGTAGATGGCGCTGGTGCGGGTGATCAACGCCACTGTATCCGCAATGCTCGCGGCGGTCGATCGGGCGGTAGCGACGGTGCCCAGAGCCAAGCCCGCTGCTGCGCGACCAAGCGCCGGGACAAAGGTTGCCGCGTAAATGCCGCCCAAGACGGCTACCGACTCTACCAGAATATCGAAGTTGTCCGCCATCGAAGCGAGCGCGGCTGTTAGCTTCTCGCTAATTGCCCATGCTTCGTTCGTTTCGCCGATATACCGAGTGAACGCCGTTTGGAGGTTTTGGAACGATGCGGCGACCGTCAGAGGGGCTTTAGCCGCCTGCGATTCCAGAGACGCAGAACCTGCGAGGAAGTCATTGAAAAATTCGCGCGATGTGACCTTCTGCTTCAACACTTCTGCGCGAAGTTTGGCGACGCTGCCGCCATATTTCTCGTTACCGCGAGCAACGGCTTCGAGGATCGGACGCGCGCCTTCGTTGACCGAGTTAAACTCTTCTGCGTGGACAACCGCCCCGCCCAAAAGCTGCGATAGCTGTAGTAGCGCGCCGCTTGCTTCTTCGGTCGAGGTTCCAGCTACACGCAATGCCGAGCTAACGCCGTTCGTGAACTGCAATAAGTCTTTCTGTGATGCGCCAAGCTCCTTTGCAGAAGCCTGTGCGCGACCATACAGCTTACCAAGCGGTTCGAGCGCTACGCCATTCTTAACCGCGCTTGCGTAAAGCTGGTCCTGAACCTGATTAAGTGCAGCGCCTTCAAGCCCAGCAACTTTTAGAGAGTTAGTAAAGCGGGTGTAGGAATCTACCGCTTGTAGGGCTTCGTGTCCCGCAAACATGCTGGCGAACAGCGCGCCATATTGCTTAAGCATCGGACCGATGCCGCGAAGCTGGCTTTCGAGCGCCTTACCGATGTTGGAATTTGCCCACGCATTGTTCGACGCCTTCGCGGCTCGTGCGTGTGCGGCTGCTGCGTTAGAAGCGGCTTGATTGTTAAGACGCGTAAGCCGTTTAAGTTCGGCTTCCATTTGCGTGATGTTTGCAGTGAAGCGTGTTTCGAGAGTTGCAGAAGGACCGGCCATCCCATATTTAGCAGAATGGCCGGTTCGCTTGTTAGTCGAGCATCGTAGCTAACGCGTGTTCGAATTCTTCTTCGGTAGGCGGTTTGGCACTGCCGTCCGCATCTCCACCAACATTGTTGGCCTTTTTCCAACCTTCGATCGTCATAAGGAATTCCCAAAGAGACATTTCGCGTATCTCTTTGGGCGTATAGCCTGCTGCCCCGCCAGCTTTGAAAAACTCACCCCACTTCAATCTTCCGAAGGGGTCTGGTTCTCCATCGTCGGGGCGTCCGCTTCCCCCGGTAGTGGTTCATCCTCAATACCGGTAAGAGCCGCGTAAAGCGTGTTCGCCGCGACGGACATGTAATCCATCAGGTAACCCTCTTTGACGCATCGATTTACAAGATCGAAGGCATCCTTTTGGGACATGCCACCACCAATAAGACCAAGACGGATCGTTTCGCGAATATCGTCTACCAGCCATTCGCCTTGCAAAAGGCGAGTAGCGACAACATTCGGACCTGCACCGAGTTTTTCTTGAAGCTGGATAAGTTCGTCAATTCCGAGACGAAGGCTGTGATAGCCCTCGCCTACGAATTGGTTTGTGAGCGTTGCCGAGCGCATGGAACCACTCATATTAGGCGGTCGGCGTAATGGTTACAGCACCAGCCTGCTCAAGCGTGATCGAGCATTCCGAAGACTTAACGCGGTCGCCAGTGATATTGAACGAAGTAAGGACATAAGGCCCGGTAACAGTCCAAGTGCCGTCCGTGATTTTCACATTCTTAACGGTGCCCTTCGCGGCCCACTGAAGCCATGTGATCGCATCCGGCTTATGCAGCATGCCTGCGCCATCGATCTTCGTATCTACCGACTTCACGCGACGGATCATCTGTGCGGGTGCAAGCTGGTCGGCAAGGTCGATAAGTTCATCGGATTCGGTGGCGGTCGTGAAGCTGATGCCACGCGATGTATTGATAAGAGTCGATGCAGCAAAGACTTCAGGGGTAGCGCCGTTGCCGACCTGAATCATAAGCTGTGCGCCGAGAACGGGCTGAATGTATGCCATATTTAATAATCTCCAGAGAAAGGGTCCTGAAGATTATTTATCCCAACGACTTAATTGGCTGGTTGGATCAGATAGTCGAATTCCAATGATGCCTGTTGGGTCATTCCATCCTGCATAACGCGGAAGGAACTTGGTCCAACAAACCATTCTATGACTACAAATCCTTCTAGTTCGAGAGCTTTGTTCAACGCCTCACTTACAAGCGCGGCAAGCTCCTTCACTTCCGCCTTATCAGCGGCAAAGACATCGATATTGGCGGTCGCGTCTGTGAAGTCTCCGCCATCATAAGACGGTGAAAGATCGTCATCACCGAAATAGATATACGGTAACGATTGCTTCTCTGGGACATCGTAGAACACACTACCCCCAGCAAGGCCCTTTAGAGCCTCGTAGACGGCGTTCTGCAATGCAAGGGATGGATCGCGGTAGCTCATGGGTAAACCGCCTTGAGCGCCTTGCGGATGGCTGTGCGCATACGGTTGCGGTGCTTCTTTCGCATGATGGTTCGAACGGATCGAAAGAACCGTGCGCCGGGGACGAATTTCGAACCGAGCTTGTGACCAAATTCCAACGGAATGATGTAGTGCAGCGCTGCCGAGCCGATGCTTACCACCTTCTCCAACTTGCTCGCGTCACCATCGCTTTTCTTGATCGTGCTACGGATGTGATCTTGATCGTCGCCAAGCGGCGTGGCGCGGTTAAGGCGTTTCGCAAACTCATCCTGTGATTTTGTGTTCGCGTCCTTCGCCGCATCACGAACCTTATGGGGAAGGTTGGCAATCTGACTGTTCCACTTGGCGATCTCGCTGTTCGCGCTCCATAGGGTCATCGGTTGGCCACCGTTCCGACCTTCGCTTCAATCAAGAGCCAACGCTTGCGGCCCTCATCGAGCGAGCCAACCCAGTCGATCGAGTAAACGACGCCGTTACCGTCCGTGATCGTGTCCCGGCTGGTGATGCTGGCGGTGATCTCATCGTATCGAACGACGATCTCGTAGGGCGTCTGCGCACCAAGGCGCTGCGCCTGCACCACCTCACCACCGCGCTTGACGGCGATCGAGGCAGGCAGACTATCAGCGATGGTTTCGATTACCTTCTTTTTGCCGCCCTTGCCGTTCGGTGCCTCACTGGCACGCGTGACGGTGATACGGTCGCGCAACATTCCCGCGCCTACCGTCTTGATCACTCTTCGTCCGAAGGCTCTTCGTCTTCAGCCAAGGTAGCGGCACCCGCATCAATTGCCTGCGTAGCGCATTCATCGTCTACAAGGCATTCCATGCCAGCGGTGTAGGCGATCGTCAGATATTCATCCTGCCGATAATCGAAGTCTTTAGTGAAGATAACTTTGGTCATACCATTATTTAGTTCAGCTAACACGGTAGCGAGCCAAGATCGTATCTACCGCCATCGGCACCGTTTCGAGCTTTACCGCACTGGTGGCTTCTCGGTTTTCATAAAGATGGCCGACCAGCATAACGATAGCCTGCCGTAGATCGGCTGGAACCGTTGTGAAGCCTGCCGTGAATGTCAGCACTGCGCTTCCTTCGCGCGGTGTGGCGCGGATATCGTGGTAGACCTGACAAGGATTGGTGTTTCGGTCGAAGCGAAGCGCGGTGGAAGAATAATTGACACCGTCGTGCTCCGTCCATTCGATCTTGTCGACACTGCGAACCGGATAGATGGGGATCGTGAAGTTTGCCGAAAGGCCATTCAAAGAGAACTCGTAAGTCTGCGGACAAAGCGCAATACCGATGCCATGCGGACCATCGATCATCGCAGTTGCCACTTCTATCAGGTTGACGAGAAACGCATCCTCGTTTGGATTGCTGATATTCAATTGAAGCTTTACATCTTCAACCGAAACGGGAAGCTGTGTCGGCTCGACAGTGCGGGATATTCGATTGAAGTTCATGCCGATATTTAGCAAAAAGGGGAGAGCTTGACGCTCTCCCCGATTGTTAGCGAACTTCCTTCGCTGTAGTTTTGGTCACTGCCTTTTCTCGTTTCTCCACGATGGGAGTAGCGAAACCGGCTGCGCAAAGGCGGACTGCCTCATTGCCTTCGACGGTCTCACCGGGAGAGCGATTAGGCTCCCCGATAAGATTCGCGGTTACGGTCGCCCTCATTAGGCGAGCTTCAGCGCCTTGATAGCGCCGTTGTCCAAAAGCTTGCCGTCGAAGCGAGCGAGCGCGACGAAACCAACCTGATCGTAGTCGGCGTAACGCTCTTCGAGGCGGCGGACATAGATGTCGCGAACCTGACGAACGGTGTATGCCTTGAGGTCACCAAACAGAGCTACCGTCTTACCGGTCGAGAATGCCGAATCCATGTAAGGATTGATGACAAACGGACGGCCAAGGATCGTCTGCGGAGCGTCGACCGACATACCCGGCTGCCAGATGAAGGCACCCGTGGTGTCCTTCATGGTGCGAGCCTTCAGCAAAACGGCATCGTTGAACATCCAAGTTCCGGTGCGACGGTAAGCGGGGTCAATCGCGTGCTGAAGTGCGAAAAGCTCCTCAACCGAGAATGCCGTCGCCAGTGCAGCGGTCATCGACGATGCGGCGGTAACGATACCCTCTGGCATGTTGACGCCGGTGCCGGTGGTGAGGTCTTCGTTCAGACCGCGACCGATACGGCGAGCGAGAGCACCACTGATCGTGTCGTCAACCGGAATAGCTGCGTCCTGAAGAAGCTCGTTCGAAACACGGACCAACTTCGAGGTATACTTATATGCGCCCAGCATCTTCGAGTTGAAGGCCAGATCGTCTTCCGGAATGATAGTGTTCTCACCAATGATGACGGCGCGCTTGTCGTCGTCAAAAGTCGGCATTTCGATCGGATTGCCGCTTGCGGTCGAGAGGTAGGTAACCAGCGAGGGGTCAAGCATCGGACCTTCGGTGCGAAGGCGCGTAATCAGCTTGTTGATAAAGCCGGTCGGAACCAGTGCCCCACCCTTTGGATCGGTGGCAACGCCCATGGCGCGGATTTCCGAGAGGGACTTCTCGCCGCGAATGTAGGAATTGAAAGCGGCTTCACGCTTCTCATCGGTGTCGTTGGCGTGACGGACGGTCGTGCCGGTCTCGGGGATGTCCGTGACGATCTCACCGAACGAACGATTGCGAGCCTCGACAGCGTCCAAGCGTGCAGCCCGCTCTGCGAGGCCATCGCTTTCCTTCATCATATTATCGAACTGCGCAGTCACTTCCGCTTCGTTCGAGCCGTCGTCCTTGATAGTCTTGAGTAGGTCAGCGCCATCATGCGCAAGCTTCAGTGACTTCGTGCGAAGTTCAGTAATATTCATTGAAAGTAATCTCCAGAAAGGGTCCTGAAGATTATTTATCTTTAGAGTGTCACAGCCTGCCGCGCGCCTTCAAAGAGGCGGCACGGGCGCGATTACGAAGGTCGAGAAGCACTTTATCGGATGCCTTATGCCCCTCGAAGGCTTCTGCGATTTCTTCCGCGATGGTAGATGGGGTAACGCGCCCTTCCTGCCACTTATCGAGACTACGCTTTGCAGCGCTGGTGTCGGGATATGCTGGATTGATCACGAAAGAGACCTCGACAAGATCGACATCTTTTAGCGTCCGAAGAATCGAGCCATCGGCCAATTCCTTCCATTCCTGTTCGCGGACGGTGAAGCCAAAGCTCATTCGAAGCTCGCCATCGGCAAGGCTATCAAGCTGCGCGGGCGTGAAGCGTTTTGTATCAAGCTCGAAGGCCAAGCCGCGCTCATCTTCTGACAAGGTAAGCTTACCCGAACCGGTAGAGCCGAGCGGCAACGCGTCGCTGTGGGACCATAGCGCGAAGATATTCAGAGCGCCCGTCTGTGCCTGCGATAGGGAACGCTTGAACGCGCCGGGTTCGATCACCTCGACAAACCCGCCCAGATCGTGGCTGTCGCTGTTGAAGACCGCAGCATAGCCGCCCGCCTTGCCTGTGCCATCGTCGGACGGTGCGCGGACTTCGAGACCGCTCAAATCATAGTTACGCTTCTCCATTGGTATCTGCTCACCCCCTATGCGGCGAGGGTCGGCGCACGACGCTGTGAGATGACGTCTACGATCGCTTGGAGGGCGGTCTTGCCGTGTAGCTTTGCTGTGGCGATCACGGAGACTGTGGCAGCGTAGAACTGCGAGCCCCAGGTCGAGCGGAAGCAACCGGTTACCTTGCGGAAGATCACCGACATGCGCAGCGCGCGTTCCGAGCCGTTGTTGGTGTAGGGCACGTCGCGCCGGGTCATGAACACGAACAGGTCGGTGCGGCACCTCTTGATCGCGCGCATGAGCTTTTGCCCCTGCTTGTGCGGTACTGCGAGCTTCATCAGGCCGGTCAGTTGTCGCTCCAGCCGGGCGAGATACTGGGCAAGCGTTGTATTCTTGAGCCGGTCTCGTCGTTTGCCGATGTTGCAGGCCCGCTTGAGCAAAGCCTTGAAGCCCGGTGCGAACATCATGTCGCCGCTGTCGATGGCATATTGTGCGTCGCGTAGCAGGTGCGCCAGGCAGACCTGGCGCTGCTCGCCATGGCCGTTCTGCGCACCGTAGCGGTCCGCTAC